TTCAAAAGCAGTATCAATACTAGTGTAAGCACTCTGACTGTTGTCAACAACGTAACCAACAGCAGCAGGAACCGAATTAACAGAGTAATCGGTAGTTGCAACAAGCTTGACACGAACAGACCATACACGATAACGATTATAAAACGTAGCATACTGATCGCGACCAAGAGGTTGATGACCAGTACCAGAATGGTCAGGATCAAATATACTATTCAAATTAAAAATATAATCGCGAACACCACTTGACGATAAACCAGCCGTATACCGCAAGTTAACAAACATACTAGCAGGTATAGGACCACGACCAACCTTAACTTGCTGACGCACAAGATTAGTATGCCGTGGTCGGGACATAGGATTAGTGCGCAAAGAAGTCCTAGCCTTCTTGCTACTAACAAACAACCGACGAGACGAAGACGGCTTACGCTTACGAGGAGTACGAGAAGTAAGAATAGTCGACATGATGAAGAGGGGGAATGAAATAGTGACACGGACTGAGGCGCTGACGCTGGAATGCCAAAACAGTCCGTGAACCGGGCGGGCAACTATATATATAATTTCCTGGACCGCCCTGACCGCCCAATAAAATTTGACTTAGGTTTTTTTCGCTATTCTGGTGAGATGCTACGCTATTAAGGCAGACGGAGTCATAGTGGATAGCACTCCCGCTCGGCGCTTTGAACTCCTCACTCGCCCAAGGGCTCGCTCGTCGCAAAGTCAAGCCTCCGCGGTCGTTTAACTTTGTTATAATTAAAACCATAAAGTGAAAGGATTTAAAAATGATGGGTGAAACCTGAAAGGATATAACATATGCTGAAGTAGCTAACACCAGTGCACGTAGCAGCCAATACTATATAAGCAAGCTGCTTCGCGCACTAATTTCGCGGTTTCCAAACTCTCTTAACTTACGTAGAATTCTAAACCGCACAAATTCAAACACTGGTAAATGCCTGGTAACGACCGTAACGCTACAAAATTACAACACGTTGAATTCCGCTGGTCTGTCAACTCTTACGAAACTAAAGAACAACAAGATGTCCACAACTGGTGCAAATCCTACTTCAGCCACTTTATCTATCAACTCGAAAATCCTCGAACAGATGACAAGGATAACTTCCATTATCAAGGATATGGGACTCTCCTTACCCGAGCAAGAGCAAGCCACATTAAAAAGACTGCTATATCGCTCAATGGACGGTTTAAAGGAATTAGAATTGAACCTACTTCAACTGAAGGTCGCCTTGTTGTCAAAAGCTATTGCATGAAAATGGATTCAAGAGTAGCTGGACCATGGTCTGACAGAAAAATATACGAAGGAAAAGACTTACCTTCGCAATTATACCCATGGCAAGAAGAAATCAAAGATCGATGCCTCGCTCAACCAGATGATCGTACAGTAAATTATGTTATTGACCCAATTGGCAAACAAGGTAAATCCAAGTTTGTCAAATACATGTGCTATCATCACAAGGCGGTGCTATCAACATGGGGAAAAACAGGTGACATTATCAATCTGGTATCAAAAGCAAGCAACAGAGAAATCTTCTTATTCGATCTCTCTCGCACCAAACCTAAAGACTGGGCTCGTGACGACATAGCAGCTGCTATGGAACAAATCAAAAATGGGCATATTGTAAATTGGAAATTTGAAACTGGAGCACTAATGTTCGATCCCCCACACGTTTGGTGTTTTAGTAACCAACCACCAAACCTCTCTTCAATGTCAAACGACAGATGGCAATTATGGGAAATTGATGGTCTTCGGGAACTCAAACGGGTGGACTCTAGAAGACTCAAAGAACTCAATCGAAGACTTCATCGCGAGCGATCCAGCTCCCCTCATCGGGAACCTGAATCACCCCTCAGAAGTCGACGAAGATCTTCCACCGACTCAACCATACTTATCGAATGAAATAGCGTTACGGTCTGACAGCCTAAACTGGTGGGACGAAAACGCTATAGTTAACCCAAAATGTAGATGTAGCTTTTATGGAGGCATTGCATGCGAGCATTGCACGACACAATATAACTTTTGTTAAATTAAACAACAAAAAGCCAGCATGCTCTAAGATGCACCAAGAGGAAGAGGGTCAAACAGTTCGGTCCACATGTCCAACTGGACACGCCAGACACAACCACCAACAGCATTGTTACCATCCAAGATGGTACCATTAATAACATGCAAACAAAGAAACTCTGAAGGAGAAGCACTCAATAAAGCTTGAAAACGATCATCTTTGTAAGCATCTTTAGTAACACCAGTAATTTTCCACAAATCAAAATTACGAACAATAGTAACAGGAGTATTAGCAACAACTGTTTGAAAACCACCCTGTTGTTCAAAAGCAGTATCAATACTAGTGTAAGCACTCTGACTGTTGTCAACAACGTAACCAACAGCAGCAGGAACCGAATTAACAGAGTAATCGGTAGTTGCAACAAGCTTGACACGAACAGAC